CAGACCACGCCTTTTTAAAGCCTCGCGTTGTACGTCTTAATGTTTTTGTATCGGACTATCCCATCTGGTTCAACAATTTTTTTACTTTAGACGGATTGTTTTTCGATCTAGCTTCAAAAAATCGTGACAATCTATGGAACGCCGTGGGGAGTGTTGGCGGAAGTTTGGCAAGGTCTATGGGGCTCGGAGATCTTTCAGAGGACATGCCAACGCGTTCGAGGAGTGCCTTTCAAAAAATCATGGCGCTTATGGTAAGTCCCCAACCCCTCAAGGTTCAAACGAATCTCTACCTTTACAACGATATGTACATTACGGGCTTCAAGCCATCGCAGACATCAGACAACTCACAAAGTCTTGAGGGAGAGCTAGAATTAACGGAATGGATTATAGTTGATCGACTTTCTGATCGTTTTACCAATGCGGATCAAGGAATGCAAAATCAAACAGCTCCTGTAAATGACAAAGGCGATGTACAATTGCAGAACAAACCACCAAAAACTTAATCAGACATTGAAAAGATGACCTATAGATACATCCCGATAGGGAATTACCCGAATCAAAAACAAATCATATCACTTAACAACAAAAGTATACTTATGGCATTTGTATATAACAATTTCATGGGTGTATTCATGATGGGTATGACTGATATCCTTAGCAACACCATGCTTTTAGACAGTTGTCCGCTCTTGCGCGGTGAAAATCTACTCGCGCCGTACAATTTCGAACTAGGCTGCATATATGTCATCGCCGCCTACAGCGAAGATGGGGAAATGACATTATCAAACGTGGGCAAAACTACTTTTTTAGTGTGGGCGCCAGAGGAACTTTGATATGGTTCAATTATTTAACTTTTTTAGCAAATCCAAACCTTACGAAGAAAATTATGATCCTAAAATAGTAGAAGAGGTTGGAGCATATTTTGCACAAGATTCTATAAGTAATCAAAAAACAGGCATAGGAACATGGAAAGATAAATCGTCTTATTCTAATTATGAGAATACTCAACCATTTGGTTTTTCTAATTTTGTAAAACTCGAGAATCTTTACGCATCTTCCGGTATCGCAAGAAAAATCATTGACAGTGTTTCGGAAGATATGATGCGTGAAGGTGTGGAAATTATCCTAAAAGATAAATCCGAGTCAATACTACAAGACAAGATTCGAGAAGAAGAAGAAAGAATTAATCTGCACGATAAGATTCAAAATGCCTTGAAATTAAGTCGAATATATGGTGGAAGCATTGTTCTACTTATTGTTCGTGATGATAATTTGGAAGAGCCTCTAGTCCTAGAAAGTGTAGAGAAAGGAGATTTTCGCGGTATCCAAGTTTTTGATAACTTTCATTGTGTTGCTCTAGGGGAAATGGATACTGATCCACTTAGTGATAATTTTGGAAGACCTCTTTTTTATCAAATGTACTCCTATAATGTAAACTTAAACAATTTCTCACCTATTGTCGGTGCACGTATCCACTACAGTCGTGTCATCCGTTTTACAGGTTCTTTTCTACCACAGTCAATGATGATGCGTAATAATTATTGGGGACAATCAATCCTCGAAATTCTTTACGCATCCATACTTCGTTATGATACGGCTTTGAAAGTATCAGAAATCATGCTTCATGAAGCAACAGTCGATGTTGTCAAGTCCCCAAATGTGTCACAGATGTACAGTGCCGGTGGCTTAAAAATTTTCAAGAACACATACCTTAGATTCCAAAAAGCGCTCACGGATAAATCTGTGATACGCACATTGCTTTTAGGAACGGATGAAGAATACCAAAAAATCACAAATAATGGATTTTCGGGAGTACGTGATATTCTTGACCATTACGAAAAAAACATATGCGCGCAAAGTGATATCCCTGCTGTCCGTCTTTTTGGCGAATCACCAAAAGGTCTTCACAGCTCCGGAGATGGAGAAATAAGAAACTACTATGATATGATTCAATCTAAAAGAATACGAGAACTTGAATCTAAATATAAAATACTGTATAAAATAATAATAAGAAATCTTACGAGTAAAGACACTCCATTCTCTTTAAACTTTCCGCCACTGTGGCAGCCCAGTGATCTTGAGCAGGCACAGATGGAGAAAACAAGAATGGATACAGATATCGGTTATCTTAATGCGAATGCCCTATCTACTCAGGATATACAGGATCGATTGAAAAAAAATGAAACGTATGTGATAACACAATCAAGCGTAGTGTTGGCAAAAGCCATAGACGACAAAATGCTTTCCGGAAGCGAGGGGGTTCAAGATGAACAGAATATTGATGCGCCCGCAGATGGTGAAATTTCTGCGACCAAGGAAGTCAATATCGCGTCGTCAAGCAGTCCTTCTAGGCCATAATCAACACAAAAAATTAGATGCCATAGAAAGCGGTGTTGTTGCATTCTTGCAACAACCTATGCATGACTTTACTAAGTTGGTTATTTCAAATATTCTGGATGATGCAGAAAATAGATTGATCGCGCAAGACTCAATACTCGACATAGAAAAACTATCTATAATAGGAGGTTGGCTTAATACTCACAAATCTTTAAAGCTGCATGTTCTTCGATTCATCTATGAAAATGTTTTTAATGCTTCTAAAAAATTTATAGAAGATTGCATTGATATGCATGCCAAATCACGAAATAAAAATTCCAAAGACTTTTTCGATATTAAAAATATTCGAAAAGATTTTGATAACTTTAGAAAACAGAATGAACAGTATTTCGATGAATGCTTTACAAATCATGCTGAAAATTTACAGGAATTTTTTCTTGAAAATTGGCAAAAAGGAGCACGCCATGAAGATATTGCAAAACAATTGATTGCTCGTGGCTACGACAAAGGCATCCTATCGGCTAGGAAGTACGCCAGAAAGCAAGTATCCACGCTCAATTCACTTCTCAATCAGCAACAGCAAACATCGCTCGGTGTCGCAACATACACCTGGGTAACAACAATTGACGGAAGGGAGCGCGAAGAACATCACGAGAGGCATCTTCAAGTATTCCACTGGTCAAATCCCCCCAAGAATGGACCACCTGGGATTCCTTGGGGGTGTCGATGCTCTGCTATTCCTATTTTTTAGACTGTGGACTTTTCTATTTTTTGCTTTCTTTTGTCTTCGTTTTTCCAGCAATTCTTTCAAAATTATCGTGCATAGCTTGTGCAGCTTTTCTATCCGCAGCCTCTCTAGCTTCCTTTGCCTTGTCTCGTGGCTCTTTGAAATCAATAAACTCAAATTGATATGCCGTCCACGGATATCCGTTGACAGCCGTATAGGTATGTAATCCAAGAAAACGCACATAAACGAAAGGGAGTTTTGAGCCCATATAGTCTATCACGTCGCTCAGTGAAGATCCGATGATGAAATCTCTACCGAATAGGCTGTTGTTGCGCAGAATAATGGCTGTATCTGTATATGACGACAAGACTAAGGCATCATGATCGTCTATGATTTGCGCCACAACAAACGATGAAAGCACTTCTTCTTCAGGTGGGACTTGTGGATCAAATGGAGCATCATAATCCCGAGCTGGCATGATCTTTCCTTCTGATCCCTTTGCAAAATCAAAACCTTGCGGAGTCATAGATTTTGGGAGGTAACTTTTTGTAAATCCTATCAATCCATGTCGATTGAAGTATCCTTTAAAGCCTTGTTTCTTAGCCGCTTCATCGAACAACTTATCGTGTGCTGCAATTATTCTTTGCCTCTCTCTTTTTTCTTCCTGCATTTCTCTGTCAGCTGATATCACATCATACTGATCATTAATATTCCACATTAAATCGTGATTCTTGTCTATGGCATACCCCCAATCTGAATTACTACATTTATCAAAGATGACCTTATTGCGAGCCATGATATCGTCCCAATCTTTTTTCTTGATCTTCGACAGACTTTCGTAAGAATTTGACGACTTAACTGTTTGATCTAACCAAGCAGAAGAGTCCTTGCAAAAAGTATCTTCTGTATGTTGGGAAGGTTTCGGAGGAGAGCTGCATGCTCCCAGAGCAAGAATGGACGCAAGTGTGACGAGTGTAAGTTTTTTAGATTTCATTTTTTTCTCCGTTAAAGAAAGTATGCCTACGATACAAGAAAAAAATAACTTTGCAAACGCAAAATTGCCCTAAAATCATTAAAGTTTTACGATGCAGCAGGACCGCTATCGCCTGTTACAGGTCCTCCGCCCGATGGCGCCGTATATGTTCCGGGCAGATGCTGATGATTTTTTAGAGAAACAGAACCCGATCGTACATCTCCGTTATTGCTGGCGATGTCCTGATCTGCTGTAATCTTTCCCTTTACAATCACATCTTTGTCCAGGGTTGTTGCTCCTTGAATTTCAACATCTCCGCTCACGACGAGTTTTGATGCCACCATCGTAAGCGTCCCATCTGCGCCATAAGTGATCTTGATCTTGTCATCTTTAGTGCGGAACTCAGGCGCCTCATTGTTGTAATTCGTGATCACTTTTTTCTGGTTGTTAATGCCAACGATGGCAAAAGCATCGCAAAGGCGGTGCGAGCGTTTTGATCGTGGGGCAGTCATTGTTCCATCCACAAACCAATGCTCAATGCTGGAGTCAGAAAAAACCAACAAGCACTCCTCGCCCCCCAAAATGGGGAAGGTTTGAAAACATCCCCCCCCCGATTGAATAAGAAGGGGGACATCCGCTAGGACAGGCAGCTGAATCGCCTCAACTGTGCCATCGGAGTAGACCTTCTCATCTTTAATGAGCGGCTGCACCTGACATGTCTGTTTTTTTGGGTCGAAAGAAATAATTTGTGCCGGTAAACAAAAGCGCATTCCACTCTTAAGCATGCTGCGAACGAGATTGATGATTTCTTTTGTAATACTTTCGTCAATGACTTGCATATCTACTGATTCTCATCTGCAATGTCTTTCGGATCAAGTTTATTACATTGCACCATACTGCACCAGCTATTTTCTCCCTCCCCCATACTGTCGCCTACATGCGTTACGTCAAAAACCAAATATTTGCCCGTTTTAGCGACGCGCGAATCAACAAAGCCTGTGCCACCGTAGTTTATGTTGAAATTTTGGACATCGGAATTGAAGGATGTTCTTTTGACAGGTATTGTTGGATCGAGCTGAATGACTGTTAGCGGGACAATACGAGGGCTTATGAGACACGTAAAAGTTATCCCGCTCCCGCTTGTTGTCGGAAGCGTCAAAAGTCCATTTCCCCAGTTAACATCGACTGTTTGTGCGATAAGGGCAGAATCAGGGTCTCGAATGGTGATTTTTCCATTTTGCATGGTCCAGTGGTAAGGTCTAAAAATTGGATCGCCGTTCTTATCAACGCCTTCTTGTTTTTGAAAATCTCGAAAAAAAGAAGATAACACCGTTATAAGATCGCCACCATTGATGCTGTATGCTTTTAGTATTGCATCACCCTTAAAATCATTCTGTACAACATCCAGCTTCATTGCGTCGAGGATCTCGCGAAGAATTGCGTCACTGTCGCAGGGTGGTTTCCATGTCTTGTTGATCGCTGGCTTGGCATCCTTAGACTGCGCGTAATAATCAAATACACTACCGCTCAGTTTTAAGTAACTCTCGACACCCTCGTTGTAAAAGCTGCCATACATGAGCCATCCCCTGTACAAGAGCTTTAAGTTGTTTTCATAATTTCCATACCCGACCTTTAATTCGATTGCTGCATGCCTCTTAAGTATAGATGCAACAATATCATGAGAACATCCAAATATAGTAATGTCTAATGAGCTCATTGCATCACTATTCAC